TACCAAAATGTTTAGAAATTCCTGCTACAGATGCTAAACCGCAGACTAATATGTATATAAGATATGAATGCCAATACTGTGGGCAAATGATCAACGAACATCAACGGCATAAACATCAATCTACAAAAAAGTGCCAGAGAATAAAGGCTAAGTATTATATAGGGGATTAAAATTTTATATTTGAATAAAATATAAAATTGAATTATCAATCTAAAGGATTAACATATATTAATAAATAATGACAACTGAAATTTTGAAAGATTATATTATTTATAAATTATATTGTAAAAATAAGGAAATAACTGATGAATATTATGGTCATACTTGTGCTTTTAGAGCACGGAAATGTCATCATAAAGGAAATTGTAATAATGAAAATAGTATAGGATATAATACAGAAAAATACAAAATAATTCGTTCAAATGGTGGTTGGGATAATTGGATTATGAGTCCTATAGAAGTTATAATAAAATCCACTTTGATTAATGCGAAAATTAGAGAACAATTTCATATTGACTTAAATAAATCTACAATGAATAAATTTAAAGCATATATTACAGAAGATCAAATAAAAGAAAGAGATAAAAAAAATCATAACGAAAAATATTTAAAAAATAGAGATAAAATTTTAGAAAAATCAAAAGAAAATTATTTAGAAAATCGTGATAAATTTTTAGAAAAAAGAAAAGAAAATTATTTAGTACATAGAGATAAAATTATAGAAAAACATAAAAAAGAAAAAATTACTTGTATCTGTGGTAAGATTATTAGGAAAGATGGTAAAGCAGAACATGAACGAACAAAATTTCATTGTCAATTTATTCAATCAGCAATGTAGTTTGAAATAGATGTACTTGTATTATGCAACATAAAACTAGCATCTTTCTCTAAATCATTCATCACAGACGAATACTTTTTGCTTAAATACAAGTGTCTAAGAGATGATGATGATAGTGCTCCAATATCTTTTGTAAGTCTTACAAGATTTCTAGAAACATCTGATGATTTGATTGATTCACCTTTTTTTTTGCTTTCAAACAAATACTTTGTTTTGAAATCATCTACAAACTTAACTAACATCTTAACTAAAACTTTATCAGTTATAGATTCAAGTACTGCTCCATGGGTACGGACAGTTTTAAAATGATTAAGAACTAAAAAGACACTAGATTTATTTTTAATCCAAAGATAATTTTTAGTATTATCTTCAGGTTTATTTTTACCAGTATAGATTTCTAAATTAGCAAATGTTTCAGATCTACTCGGTGGTAGTAATGTATACAATGACATTAATATAGCATCTGATGCTTCTGAGTATGTCAACTTCGTTTTGAAGAAGTGTATACGAAGTTTGTCTGATAGTTTGATAACATCTTCTAGGTCTGCCACTTCTTTATTTTTACGATGTGATCCTTCCTTAATATTTTTATTAACTTGTTTTAAACGAGCATTTAATTCTTCTAATCTATTACGATTTTTTGTTTTGTCGAGTCCAAGAACTACAAGACAACTAGCGACATAGGATGCTAGCGTGTTATTTGAAGCAACCATTAACTTTGCTAGTGTTGCATCTGATGTAAAAATATCAGGATCATCTGATCCTGACTCATTGATTAATCGTTTGATATTTCGTTTGTATAGATTTAAAGAAGACTCTGTAATATTACGACTATCTTTAATTTGTTGAATAATCTTTTCCATTTATATAAACAAAGATTTTAATTTTTAAAAAATAAAATAACAAATAAACTAACTTTTAAAAAAAGTAAAAGATAAAGTAAAATTAATAAATCAAAAAGTAAGTTTTCAATAACAAAATTTAAATTTTATGATATTAATTGATATAATACTTTATTAAATCTTACTTTTATTTATTTAGTTTTTTAAAAGTTAGTTTATATTATTAGTTTTTTAAAAGTTTGTTTTTATTTATATATTATTTCAATATGCCCAGTATATTTTGATTCATCATTTTTTCTAAAACATTCAGAAAATAGATTATATAGATATTGTATCATTTATATAATACAATATAAAAATTATAAATATGTTTTTAACTTACATTGAATCTTTGCATGTAAGATTTATGGTTCTTTTCAAAGTCTGTACTATCACCCCATAATAAATACCTACTCAATGTTCCAGCTTTATAAGGATCAGTCCAATCCTCTGATAAACCATGTCTTGCTAAATAATTACTTCTTTTTAACTTGTCTCCTTCATCAATATATGTCTTTCCTCCAAATTGTCCAAAATGAACCACTACTCCGTTTGAAAATTGAACCATTAACCGTTTGTCCTTACGAGTGCTAGGTTTGAATATCATTATTTATTATATAAGCAATATATAATAAATAATTCTAAAATTTCGTATCAACATATTGACAGCAATCATTATAACTTGGTGGTGGTTCTTCTCTGGATTTATTACAAAAATCCATAAATAAATTATATAAATATGTAAACATTTTATTATATGTTAATATAATAAATATGGATAAAATAAATTGTATTATATACGATTACAAATATAGAAAATTAGAACAATTTGGAATTTGGGAGTTAACCCTGATTTTAACCAATGGTGATACCATCATTCAAAAATTATTTATATCTGATTTAGATATAGATATTGAAAAATATGTAAAGACATACATAAGTTATTTTTGATTTATTCGTCTTCAAATTGTAAATTGAATTTCTCACTGAAAGGAGAAATTGCTTTAAAGATATAATTTGGACAAAAATGTCTAATTCTAGTAAAGAAAATAGATAGCACTTTTGACCAAATACAATTTAAATAAAATAATTTAATTGTGGTTTAAAGAAATGATTTTTCTTAATTAAAAATGAATTTATCATCTAATAATAAAATGAATGATATCTTAAACAAATCTGTGATTTATGATAAAGACGAACAAATAACACATACAACTTTAAATCCACCGCGAAAGTATAATATTAGTCGTAAAGATATTGATGCTTTATTTGATAATAATACAAGAAATACTTTAACAGAAATGCCCCAATTTTATAGTCAACTTCGTTTTGATTTTGATATAATGAAAGATGAATATGAAGAATCTTTTTATACAGATGATATCATTCATGATGTGATAAAAATAATTCAAAAGCAGGTTAAACTTCAAACTGTAAATTTTAAAAATCGTCTTAATACAGTTTGTCTGTTAGAAAAACCAGTCTATAAAAAAAATATTCGTTGGTCAGGTGGGTTCCATCTTCAGTTTCCTTTTTTATTTTTGGAAACAAAAAAAATATGGTCTTCAATTGTAGAACCAATTATAGATGAAGTATTTCTAAAAACTCGTCTTGTATTTGATAATATATATACTAAACCATGGTACATATATGGTTCGTCAAAATCATTTGAACATGTACCTTATACACTAACAAAAGTTTTTGATTATGACTGTAATGAAACACCAATTAAATTTTTAGAATCAGCACAAATATACGATCAAAATGAAAAACTCATAAAAGTGGATTTAGATAAACATCTAGTTCGCATTTTATCAATCTTACCATTTAACAGAGATATTAATGATATAATTGAAATTAAAAAAGAAGTTAAAATTATTGAAAAAAAAGTTTATGAAAAAAGTGATGCCGATATTAACGAAGTAAAAATGCTGGTTAAAATGCTCCCAAAATATCGTGTAGAAGATTTTAATGAATGGTTTCAATTGGGATGTTGTCTTTGGAGTATAGGAAATGGTGATGATGAATATCTATGTATATGGGATGAAAAATCACAAGAATCTGATAAATATGAAGCAGGTATTTGTGATATGTATTGGTCTAAAATGAAAGAATCAAAATATACAATTGGATCTCTAAAATATTGGGTAAAACAAGACACGATTGGTGTTCAAAAAACACAAACAATTATAAAACATGATAAATATGTTGGAGACGATATTTATGATCAACAAATTACATTGATTCGTGCAGGACTGGGTCGTGGTAAAACAACTTCATTTATACAATATATAAATAATACAAAATATAAAAATATTATATGCTTAACATCTAGAAAAACTTTTGCTACATCTTTATGTAATCGTCTTAATGATGAAACAACTCGTAAATTTAAACTATACACAGATAAATGTTTTGATATTTCAGCTCTTGTAATTCAAGCAGAATCACTACATAAACTTCAAGATATAAATTTTGGAGATGATACATTAATTATCGTTGACGAATGCGAAAGTTTTTTGCAACAAATGACTTCAACAACAACACACAAAGCAAATCATCAAACTAATTTTGATGTATTTTTAAAAATGTTAGATTGTAAAATTATTTTCATGGATGCTTTTCTAGATAATAAAACTTTAACATTTCTAGGTGATTGTAATAAAAAATATAATCTATATCATTATGTATTACCACCTGATGTACGAAATGCGATTGAGATAAATCCTACGGTGGATTTATTAGAAAATGGTAAAATAGATTATGATTATTTTTCACCATTTTGTAATAAGATGATGTCTTTAATATCACAAGGTAAAAAAGGGTATATATTTATTGCTTCAAAAAATTCATTAAAAGGATTTTTACAATATATTAATGGTACATTTCCAAACATTAAAAAAGCAGTCTATTATGGTGATAAAAAAGATTGCTTACAAGATGTAAATGATTCTTGGTCTAAAATGGATTTGGTTATTTGTAATTCAGCATTAACGATTGGAGTAAATTTTGATATAAAAAATCATTTTGATTTTATTGCTTGTTATATAGAAGCATGTGTATCAAATTTAGTTAGAGATATGTTTCAATCGTTTTATCGTATTAGACATGTAGAAACATTATACTATTCGGTTGATCCTAAACTTTACAATTTCAATCTTTCCACAACTACAAACATAGTTGAAATTAAAAAAGAATTCTATAATATAAATTTTTGGTTTCAGCAACATTATGATGAGCATTTTCCAACAAATATTCCTATTTGTAAAACTTATGAAAAGGCAATCTTTAATCTATTTGTAAATGCAAAATTAGAACAATCATTATCGGTAAGAGAGATTAAATCAGAATTTGATAAGTATTTGAAAATTTGTGGTTATATTAATATTAATGATAATGAACCTGTTATATTAGTTCCTAAAGGTTGTAGTATTACAGGAGATACACCTTATGAAAATATTCCTGAAATTACACAAAAAGAATATTATTGTTTATTAAACAATCAATTTAGAAAAGAATCAGACACATTAATATTAGAAAAATATGTGTTTCAACAAACAATATGGTACAATAAAATAGATGGTTATAGTTTAAAAGCATTATGGGCGATGTTTAAAAATTGTGATGATAAGAAAAAGATGAGGAATATTGCTTATGAAAAATCATTACAAGATAAAACTATTGCTATTAATAGTATCGTATCACATGCTTTACCAATTTTGGCGAGCAAGATGTCGTTGAAGTTAGAAATTGTTAATAATTTAACCAAGTGGTTAGGTTTAAAAAATACATATGATACAACAAAACCTATAAAAAAAGATGATAAACTTATTGGTATTTTTAAAGAAAATGTTAAAAAAATTTATGATATATTTAAAATAAAAGATCGTAGGAAAACGAAAGATGGAAAATTCATGAATGGAAATTTTAATGATATGGATTTTAAAACTGTTATTATGATTACAAATCAGGTTTTTTCAAAATGGGGTTATAGTACAATTAAAAAGTCAACTAGAAAAAGAGAAATGATTAATGGAATAAGATCTGATATTTCAGATTATATAATAGAAATAGATAAAGATATTTATGATAATATAATACCATATAATTACAAAGAACAAACTTCAACATTAGAAAGACCAAATGATGGAAATGATAATCTACAAAATAATATTGTTTAAATGGTGTTTGGTCAAAAGTGCTATCTATTTCTTTACTAGAATTAGACATTTTTGACCAAATTGTATCTTTAAATAAATAGTCATTTAAATAGACAACTTCATATAATAAAATGACTCCACCATTACCATGTATTGTAGAGAATTTTTGGAATAACGAAGATGAGGATTATAAGAATAATATGTTGATTATTTTTTTAGAACTAAATTATAATATTATAACAGACCAACCTTACAGTTATATTACTTATTTCACAACAGAAAATATCAAACGATTTCTACAAAATTTTTAATAGAATACAATTTTATATTTTGATGTAAATATAAAATCAATCAAGTGCATTCAAATCTAAAAAATTTTTTGTCATACGTGGGCGAGTATATTGACCACCAATCTTCTTTAAATATTTATCTCTTTGATAAGATTCTTCGGTTTCTTTCCTTTTGTGATGACAACGAAGAGCTGACTCGTTCGCAAGTTCTCTTTTTTCATCTTGTAATCTGTAATTATAATTACATACCCTTCTAAAATCTGATAGCTGTTCTTTACTATATTCACGAACTTTTAGTAATTTTCCATCCAGACCGATTGGTTTTGTATAAGATTCACAAAAATCTTTAAGATTTTTTCCTCTAATAATTTGTTGTTTAGACATTTTATATAAAGATATATATCTTTTAAATCAATATTTAAATTAAATTTTTAAAATAATTTGTATAATAAATGAATAGACCCACAAGAAGAAAAAAAGAAACAGGATTTCTATCACGATTTCGTGATAATTATTATAGACCAGCAATTAGAGGTATTGCAAAATATGTTAAACCAATCACAGATTTAGGAGGTAGTGCAGGTGAAATTATCTATGCAACCAAAGCTTTCCTGCCATATCGTTATCAACAGGGAGCAGAGAATTTATCAAAAGCACTACTATCAGGACAACGTGTTGTTGATGTTGGATTGGACATTGCTAAAGCACCATCTTATACATCAGCAATTGAAGCAAGCACGCGAGCACTACCAGCAGTTCAAGTTGCTAAAGACTTGTATGGTACATATCGCCATAACAGTTTAATAGCACAGGCTCGTGCAAATTATAATCCAGCAAATGATAGACTTGTTGTTCCACCTCGTGGCAGTCGTGCTTTTGAATTTATGCGGACCGGTGGTTTGAACGACGGAGCAATAAATAATGCAGATTAATAAAATGAAATAAAGACTTAAAGATACATAAACTACTATAAATGCCTAAAGCAAGTGATTATTCAAAAGCATTAATTTATAAAATAGAACATTTAGATAAACCTGATTTAATATATGTTGGTTCTACAACAAATCTTGTAAAAAGAAAATATAATCATAAAACTAATTGTAATAATGAAAAATCAAAAAAATATAATGCTAAAAAATATGTAATGATAAGAGAAAATGGAGGTTGGGAATGTTTTAAAATGGTTGTGATTAAAGAATATCCTTGTAATACAAAAAACGAATTACAAATTGAAGAAGAAAAATGTAGAAAAGAATTACAAGCAACTTTAAATAGTTTTAGATGTCATATAACAGAAGAAGAAAGAAAAGAATATTTTAAAGAATTTAAAAAGAAATATAAAGAAAACGAAGAAAATCACAAAAAAATATTAGAAACAATGAAAATTTATAATTTTGAAAATAAAGAAAAATATAAACAAAGATATTTAGATAATAAAGAAAAAATATTAGAACAACAAAAAGAATATCGTGAAAATAATAGAGAAAGAATTAATCAAAAAGCAAACGAAACTTATCAAAATAATAAAGAAAAAGCAAAAGAAAAAATGACTTGTGATTGTGGTTCAACTTTTAGAATTAGTGATAAACCACGACACGAAAAATCACAAAAGCATCAAAGTTTTATTAATCGTGCCGATTAAATTTTTTAAATATTTTATTATGTTGAATTATAATAAAATGACAATCATTACATTAGATTTAAATTCAGAAAATATGACAAACACAGGCGGTGTGTTTTCAGAATCACTTCGTGGAAATTTACATGTTGGCAAAAGAGTAAAAATCATTTCAGTTATATCAATTGTATCATTTACGACTGCTTCAGTAGGTTTTTATCAATACCTAGCATCAAACCTTATTAACAATAATTCATACGATTCTTTAACTAATGGTACATCATCCATTTTACAAGTAATAGATACAACAAAAAATACTGTCTTCGGTCTTGTTTCCACATTTTATACAGATTCAACTAACTTTCAAATTGAAACCGTGATCCCTGAAACAATTACTCTAATAAAAAAGAACGGCACATTACAGACAAATGTGAATGATGCCAATCCTTTTTTGGTTCGGATTTGTATGGAGGTAGTTGGCGATTAATAAAATATTTCATAATAGAATATTTCATAATAGAATATTTCATAATAAATAACTTTTTAAAAATAAAAAAAATAATTTATAATATTGTTAATATATAAATGGTAAATGTTAAAACAGTTCCTACAACACTAAATTGTGTTTTTGATAAATACGATGAAGAAATTCAGTCATTAAATCTACCAAAACATTTAAGTTCATCAAAAGATAACGAAACAAATGATGAAATGACTGCAAGAAATATTTTTATTTTAGACTGCTATATTTCAAGACTTAGAAATACAATTTTTTTATCTGATATTATTATTAATAAACTAACTAAAGATCACCCTGATTTATTAAAAGAAGTTCTTGAGAAAATAAACCAGGAGCAAACACAAGAGAATCAATCTTTTACAGAAAGTTCTTGAAAATCTAATGCAAGATTAGAATCAAGATTAACATGAAATATTCTATTAGAACTAAATTTAGGCATTTTATCTAAATTTATTAGTTGTTGTCCTGGTTTTAATTCATAGAAAAAGGGCATCTTATCTAAAGAAATTGGTTTTTGTCCTTTTTTTAAAGGTACACTTGTAGGAAACATATTTATTATAAAACAATAAATAAAAATAAAAAAAAAAATATCTTCATTAAATATAAATGGAACAAATTGAAGCAAAACAAAATGTTGTTCAAGAATCACAAATTATTGAACAAGAACAAGAATCACAAGAATCACAAGAATCAAAACAAGAACCAAAGCAAGAAGAACCAAAGCAAAAAAGAAAATATGTAAAGAAAGAAAAACCACCATTTGAAGAATTACCAATTGAAAAACAGCATGAAATAGAAACTAAATTATATACAATGCCCAGAGAACGTACAGAAAAACAAAAGATACAATTTGCCCAAATGCAAGAAAAACAACAAGAAAGATGGCAACAAAAAAGAATACAGAAAGCTGAAAAAATAAAAGAAATGGTGTTAAAACAAATTGAAGTTGAAAAAAGAAATCAAGTATTAAATCATAGAAAAATCCGAAAAATATCAAATGCTATAATTGATGATGAATTTGCTAACGATGATCGTACTATCTTAAAAAAGATTATTGAAAAAGAAAAACAACAAAAACCAGTTGAAGTTAACTATAGTAGATTTTTCTAATTGATTCATCAAACCTTAAAAATTTTTTTTTTAAATTTTTTTTTATTATATTTAGTATAATAAAAAAATGATGTCTCAAGTCTCTTTTCCTAATGGAGTCATGTATAACAGAAACTTACCAGAAAATGTTGTAGCTGGTAGAGTTAATACTCGCCGATATTTTGCAACAAATTCAAATGCTACTTTTAGTTTTGCTACAACCAATGAAATTCGTATTGATATCAGCGGTGATAAAAATACATTCTTAAATTGTGCTCAATCATACCTTGATTTTTCAATGGGTGCAGTTACAGCAAATATAAATTCTCTAGATGGTGGTGCTCATAGTTGGATTCAAGAATTGCGGATTCAATCAATGGGTCAAGATTTAGAATTAATTAGTAATTACAATCTTCTTCACACAATTTTAATTCAATATACATCTAATGTATCTAATTTAATTGAAACCAATGCTATCAGTGGCGGTTATAGGACATTAAATATGATGCCAGAATTTATCACAGGCGGTTTTGTAACTGCAGCCACAACAACAACCATGGGTTCAAATGTTTTTACTGTGGCAAACACTGCCACAGGACAGGCAGCATTAACACTTGCTTCATCAGGAGGTCGTGGAAATTTTTCACCACACGATACAGAAGATATCGCAGCAGGAACAACCAAACAATTTTGTATTCCGCTTGTCAGTGGGTTTATGTCAAACAATGTGTATCTTCCAATAGGATCATCAAAGGGATTCACAATCATTCTACGTCTAACAGCAGATTTCAATGTTGGTGTTTGGAGTGCTAACACTGGAACATATACAATTTCTAATATCTCATTCAATGTTCCAGTCATAAACATTGATGATCCCCAATTTCAAGTTAGTTTCGATGGTATGCTTCGCCAGCAAGGCAAGGTATCTTGGGCATCACAGACTTATCGCAACTATGTGTCATCGGTTGTAGCAACAGGAGGAGACCAGCAAGTAATTCTTAATGACCGTAGTAAATCTCTTAATGCTATTCTATGTTGTTTAAGGAGTAATGTAGTTGCGGTTTCCGCATTTGATCGGATGAGTTTATCTTGCCGAACAATTGTTGGTGTTAATACTTTTCAAGTTCGAATTGGTGATAATCTTTATCCGTCCAATCAAATTGTTATTAAGGCAAATGCAATTAGTGCTGTAGCAGCACCAAATGGCCGAGTTGATGTACCTAATCGTGGAACTGGGTCAGATCAAGCAAATCTTAATGTCAGTCGTGCCATGTGTGAAGTGATGAAAGCATTCCGCAATCTTCATAGCACTTTATCTACAGGTATAATTTCTCTTGATTCATATGCTTCTGATGAAGGTTTAACTGCACCAAATGCCGTTGGTCTACCTACTGGAACAACAACCGTTCTTCCTAACATCCTTTCTCACTATGGGGCAGGCCTACTCGGAATCGATTTGACAACATATTCTTCAGACCCGGATTCGATTTCTGGTATTAATACAGCAGAAAACAATCTAAATGTGACTCTACTTTTTAATTTTCAGTCGCAGGCCGGCGCATCTTACGAAGTTCAATCATATACTGTGTGTGATGCTGTGTATAGTCTAATGGCAGATGGTTCTTTCCAATCACTTTATTAGTCGTAAAAATATCTCACATTTTATATTTTAATTAAAAAATATAAAATAAGAAAGTTAAGTTTAAGTTTAAGTTTAAAAGATGAATCTAAAATTCAATTTTATTTTATATTATAAAATTTACATCTACATTGATTTTATTTGTTCTAATTGGTTTATTTGTGCGAACTTGTGCTGTTAGTTCAATATTTTTATTTATTATCATTGTTTATTATTAATCAACATTATTAAATTTTGTATCATTTCTTCTTGTTTATCTAATCGTTTTGTCATTTCTTCAATCATTTTTTGTTGATTATCAACTTTTTTGTTTAGTTGTTTAATTGCTTCGGTATTCAACATTGAAATATAAGAATAATTTAAGGCTAATCTTTCTTCTCTTTCAGGTTCTTCACTATCTGTTCCATCCTCATGTTTTTTAAATAATACTGAATTTTCGTCTTTTTTTACAATAATTTGATCTATTTCAACCGCTTTTGGAAAAATTTCAAGTATTTCTTGAGCAATATAACCTAAAACTTTTGTTTTAAATGGATTATCAATACGATTATATTCAACTAATCTGATTTTATCAATAATTTCTAATGGATTATTAATAATGAAATTTTCAATATTTTCTTTTAGTCTTTTATCTGATACTACAACTGGTAATACATTACAATAAATACCAGTTGAACCAAACAAATACAATTTATCACTATCACCTGTATCATATTCTGCTACATAAGCATAATCAGCATCTCCGAATTTACATCTGCCGAATAACCAATTATTATTCTGTATATGAATTCCTCCATATGCTAATATTAAAGAATTATTAGCAGTTCCAGTTACAGTTAAAGTTGTTGATGTTATATTAGCACTTGCTGTTATACTACCACTTACTCCTATTGAACTACAATTTAAAGTCCCATTTGTAGTTATATTTCCAGTAGGCCCATTTACATAATATGTATGAGCGGAACCATTCCAAAACCCAAAATTTGAATTTGTTGAAAAATGAAACCGAGGTTCTGAACCAGGAGTAATTCTTATTGTCATTATTTCTCCAACACCGATTGAAGGTGTAATTATAACACGTTCTGAAATATTTAAAGTATTAGTTAAACTTAATCCACCATTCGCTAGAAACTCCCATTTAACGACTCCTGCAGAAATATAACCATTATTACCTATGTTGTTGTGATACCAATAACCATCTGTATAAGCATTATCACCTGTTCTACATATCTGAAAAATGTCACCACTGGTACTAGTATTAAACAACAAAATACGACTAACGCCAGTGCTTTTTAAAAATCTCCAATTAAATTCAGATGATAAAATCAAACTAGACCAATTAGATATTAAAACACGAGATGCTATAGTATTTATAGCAATATTAAAATTACCGTCAACTTGCGGAAGAATTGCCATATACTTTGAAACTGTAGATAAAACCTGTGCTAAATGTGGAAATCCTATATAAGTTGCTTTTAAGTCTATTGAACCTACACCAGTATTAAAAAACCTGTTATCCATTTGAATTGAATTTTTTGTTGTGCCAGTTGAAGCATTAATAAGATTAGAATTGAATGATGTTGAAGCAGTAATTGTTGGAGCACTAACAGATAAAAGAGCTATTATATTACCAGTCGCACTAATACTCCATTGTGAAATATTATTAAATTTGTATTGTAATAATGCTGTATTATCAAATGAAAGAAAACCATCCAAAGGTGTAGTATCTCCAATTCTGTAAACTTCAATAATATTATTGATAAATGCTGGTGTAACAGTAGGAAAAAATTTAATCCTATTTATACCTGCCGATAATAACCAGTTGAAATTAGAAGTAGTAGAATTTACATTTATTGTTGTGCCTGAATATGGTTGTATTGTATTAGTTTTTAAGGTTGTTGAACAATTAATTGTAGCACCATTAATATTTCCAGTTGTTTGGATTAGACCTGAATTAGCATTTAATGAAGCACAATTTACAGCACCACCTGTTATTGCTCCACTTCCGCAAAATAAACTTCCGCCTGAAATATTACCAGTTGTAGTTATCGTGCCAGTGCCAGCATTAAGTGCCGTTGCAGTTATTGTTCCAACTGTGTCTACAGCACCTGTAGGGCTAAAAACTATTTTTTGAGATACGAATCCAACTCCACCTAAATAATAGAGAAATCCATCGGCATCAAAAATCCATCCGCTACCATCATTTTCGTCTGCTGTATAAATTGCTACTAGAGTTCCACCAAAACCTGCTGGTTCATTTGGTTTAAACACAATCCGTCCTATATTTGATGATGTATTAAAATTTACATTACCATTTGTAATAAGATTATTCAAAAATGTTTTTATACCATTTATACTTTGGTCTGATATTAAATCAACAAATTGTCCTGAAGATCCATAACTTGATAAACCGAATAACGATTTTTTTGATTTGAAATTATTCATACTTTATTATATAATCAATTTAATATAATTTATTATATTTATTAATATATCTTTATGTGTTTATTTCATCAAAATTTTTATATATTTTACCATCTCTAACTAGCATAAATTGGTGTGGTTTATCAAATACAAATTTTTCAATTTCATTATATTCTTTTCTACTAAATCTATTTTCAAACAGTTCTTCGTAAATACTATTCTTTTCTTTCAGGTTGTCAGTCTTAAACAAAATATTCGTTGTTGCTTGTGTTCTGTATTCAAGCGGAAGCATATTATATTTTTGACTTGTGATGATAACAGATAACGAACCTCTTTTATCAGTATTAGAGGAATTATATGTTATATGCCGTCTATTCAATATCATCTTACTTAAAAGTTTTGAAATTTCTCTTGATTTATTTCCCTGAAGATCCTTTATACAGTCATCAAGCACTATTAATATATTATTGTTATGTGCACTTTCATATTCACTTTCTAAAATATCGTTTAATTTTTCAAAATCTAATTTATTATATAATCGGCTATCATGTATACTCCAATTAGAGAGTGTTTCAGCACTTGGTGAAAACATATAAATCTTGTCAAACATACCACGATAAAATTTTGGTGATTTTTGATGTAAAAGTGAATACAGTAAATGTGTTTTTCCTGAAGCAGGGCGACCAACTATGTACATGAAAAAGTTATGTGATTCTAATGGTTCCGGTGGTATAAAAGGTAATATATAGTTTTCGTTATCAGATTTTTTAACCTGATTGATTTTTAAATCATCCTTGTTTTTTAGTATTTGTAAATTCATTTATTATATACAACATTTTTAATTATAAAAGAAAATGAATGATACATCTTTAAATGACTATTTATTTAAAGATATAATTTGGTCAAAAATGTCTAATTCTAGTAAAGAAATAGATAGCACTTTTGTCCAAATACCATTTAAAGATATAATTTGGTCAAAAATGTCTAATTCTAGTAAAGAAATAGATAGCACTTTTGTCCAAATACCATTTAAAGTTATTTATTCTTTGTTTATTTGTTCACTTTGTATTTGACTTCTTGGTGATGGTGGTTGTTCTTCAGAATTCAAATCTATCACTTTCATTCCAAATAGATTTAATTGTAGATGCTTATAGCATTTGCTATTAACAAAAAACTTTGCAATCCTTTCAATAAGTAAAAGAATCAAAATAGTAAGTTGTGCAGAATTCATGTTATCATATGTCGTTGTTGATTCCATTTATTATACAAAAGATTTAAATATTGATTATAATAAAATATGTCTCAAGTCGTAAACGAATATTTAATACACCTTCGGACTGAAGATTGTTTAAAGTTGAATGGCACTTTAAACAGTTATTTTCAATTTATTTTAAAACCAAGTATTGCGGTTTCAGATACTCAAAATATGCTATCAATTAAATTATCAACAGCAGAAATACCATACTCATTTTATACTGTCAACCAATACAATAATACTTTTAATATTGTTGAAAATGGAGTTCCAAGAGCAATTATCATCACAAAAGGATCATATGATATTTTTGAATTCCGCGATTTAATTTTAGCATTGTTAGGCGGTTCTTTTACAGTAACTGTTAGTATTAATACTGGTAAAATGAATATTATTAATGCTTCACTTACCACAGTTGGATTAAGTTTTACATCTGATGCTTTTAAGTTATTAGGATTTTCTAACCAAACTTATTCAGCAAGTGGTAGTGTTGGATTAACTTCACCAAATATTATGTCTCTGTTTTCCATAACTGGCATTTATCTTAAAAGTAATCTTAGTGGATTCAATATATATAATTCAAGATTAAATAATAATCTAAGTAGTATTTTACAATTGGTACAGATTGAAGCAGACCCTTTTAACATGATAAATTATAGAAGCACTAATGATGCTTTTATTACAAAACTTAATGATAAAAACATAGACCAACTGACATTTCGCATTACTGATGCAGAAGATAATTTAATTGATTTTAATGGCATAGATTTTGAATTCACTCTGAAAGTTTTTGAAATAAAAAAACAAAGAGTAGAAATTAAAGAGCAACAACTATTACCACAATTTGAACCATATCAACCACTTGAAATACAACCATTAAATGATTTGATAGAAAAACAAAGAATTGAAAATATTTTATTCAAAATAAAAAACATTAAATAAAATTGAATCTAAAGATAAAATATTATAAATATATACAATGAATGTCGGAATCATTTATAGAATATTTTACGGTGATTTATCTTATGTTGGGTCAACTATTGATTTAAAAGAACGAATGAGATTACACCGTTCTAATTATAAATGTAATAATGAGTGTTCTTCAAAAGAAATTATGTGTTATGATTATGAAGTTGAAATATTAGCAGAAATATATTATGTAGAAAATCATCTTGATATAAATTTAAGAAATCTTGAACGAGAATACATTGATCAATATAAATGTGTTAATAAAATAAGACCTATTATTACAAAAGAAGAACAAAAAGAATCTATTAAAAAGTGTCAAAAAAAATATAACAAAACAGATAAATATAAAGAGTCTCGAAAAGAATATAGAAAAGAATATTATCTTAAAAACAAAAAATGATTTTATATTTGTATAAAAATATAAAATACAATCTTATTCTTTATTTTCTAAATTATCTAACCGTGTCATTAATAGGTCAATCAATTTTTGTTGATTATCAACTTTTTTGTTTAGTTGTTTAATTGCTTCAGTATTCAACATTTAGAAAATCGTGATAAAATTTTAGAAAAAATGAAAGAGTATTATCTCAAAAACAAAGCAACATAAATTTTTATATTTTTAAATATAAAAATCTTTTCTATTATAAATGAAGAAGAAGTCCTCACCAATTGAACACGAAGAACAATCAAAATCTTATGTAAAAAAGGGTAATAATGAAAATAAAAATGTTAATAACATCAACATAAAAAATAGTATAAATTTAGGTGATCTTATCAAACAACTAAGGAAAACTAAACCAAAAAAAAGAGCAAAACGAAAAGGTATTATTCAAGAAGAAGAACAACAAATTATTCAAGAAGGCATGCCAGGCATTTCAGGAGCACCAGGAGCACCAGGATTACCAGGAATGGCAGGAATGTCTTTTCAACAACCTAATCAACCATTACAAGAATCAAATCAAATACCAATGAATCCACAAACAAATTACCAGTTACCAAGTGCGCCAAACCAATTACCGCCAATATTAGAAAAAGAAATTGAAGATGCATATAAAGAATATGAAAATGCAAGAAAACTTGCTGCAAAAGATAATATAGAATTACCAGAAAATTTAAAAAATATAGAATCAGCAATTATAGCAGATCCATCAAATCATGTTGAAATCAGAAATGTGATTAATGAACTCCAAAACGATACACAGAGTATTTTAAATTTATTACCACAACAACCATCACGAGACAGTGCTACACTTGACCAATTAGCATTCTCTAATAGACCACGAATTCAACCGCCACCGCCTTTAATATCTTCCTCATCTAATGGGCAAAGAAGTTTAGAAAATATTACAAGCAATTCTGTAAGAGGTATTGTTCCATTTAGATCGTCAGGTTTATCTCTTAGAGACATGGGTACATTAGAAAGAATTGGTTCAAGAAAAAATAACACAGATGATGATTTGAAACAATTAAAAGATTTATATCAAAGATATACTGTTAGTTTATATAGACCACGATTTCCTAATCAGACAACACAAGAGCAGGTCAATGATTTATATTCTACATTATCAAACTTAAATCAAAATCAATTAAAAAGAATAACACCATCAGCACTACAACAAGAAAGAGAGATTAAATTTGAATCAATAGATGAAAACAGACCATCATTACCTAGAGTATTACCTATACAATTACCTATACAATTACCTATACAATTTAGAGATAATAATTCTACACAATCAGGATTAGATTTAGCAAGAATAAGTAAATCTTCAGGTTTAAGTGATTTTTTATCAGAAGTTTCAGCAATACAAAAAGCACCACCTAAAACTCAACAACAGATATACAGAGATTTAATAAGAGAACCATTAAGTTTTGAACAAGGTAGTACTACAAAATATGTACCACCAAAAAAATCAAATACATATGATGAAAGTTTATCACTATCACAAAATTTAGATAGAACGACACCAAAATTTAAAATATTACCACAAAAGACATTATTAGACACTTTAGCAGAAAAACCAAAACCACTTGAACGAAATCTATTAGGCAAAACATTTAGTGCTTTTAGTGATTTGTTAAGTGGTACACGAGATACGAGAGATGCTCTCGCCTATGGTGGTGTTGCTTTAGGCACAGTGCAACCTGAATTAATACCTGCGATAGGTCTTGCTGAAACTGGAAACCAAGCACTTAATATTATTGAAACTCCTGTAAATGCTATTGAAAGAGCAATACAACAACGAATCAACCGTCCTCCACCAATTAAAACATATAGAACTGATGCCTATGGAAATAGATTTGCTCTAAATCCTTAATTATTTAAATGACTATTTATTTAAAGATACAATTTGGTCAAATTTGTCTAATTCTAGTAAAGAAATAGATAGCACTTTTGTCCAAACACCATTTAAACAAAATTATTTAGTGATTTAAACTTTATATCTTTAAAAATAATTCATATAAAAAAAATAAATAATAAATATATTTTGTATATATAAATATGTCAGATATGAAAACTACAAAAACTCAATCCGCATGGATTACACATGTAAAAAGGTTTGCCCAAGAAAAAGGTATTAAGTATAACGAAGCCCTTAAGAATCCTGACCTCAAAATTGGATATGTCAAAGTAGAACGAGTTAAATCAAAAGAACCAAAAATGTCAGAACCAAAAATGGAAATGGAAATGAAATCTGAACCACCAATGAAGGTTAAAAAAGAACGAAAAAAGAAAGATGTAATGGTAATGGTTGTTGAACCACAACCAATGATGCAAGAATTAATAACTGTTGTTGAAGAACCAAAAAAGGTTCGTGCTAAACGACAAGCAAAAAAAAAGGAAGCTGTGATGTAATATCAACTTAAAGAATAAGAATTATTAATATATAATA